TAAGATAAATTTCTTACCATCGCTACCGCTAAACCTATCCGTAAACCTCCTTTCAATGTTACGCTTCTCATCGGGAGAAGGTTCGCCATTTGGAAGGGTTATAAGTTTGGATGCACTGAATCCCGTTTGAGCATTCCCCAAAACGTGTCGTGAGACTTCAATATCAGATTCAATATAGTTCAATGCACCCATATATCCAGGCAAGGCATAAGTGTCCAAACCTGGTCTATATTCTTTTATGTAAAGTATTTGCTTCCCTTGTCTGACCTTCGTATTGAATGCCATTAAAGGTATCAACTCATCCTTTCTTTCATTCCAATCTTTCTTGTACCAAAACTGCGTATTATCAGCATTGGACCTAATCTTGGTATAGTCAATATGCAAGACATCAGTTAACTGCCCACCAGTTACGGACCAAATAACTTCCAAGTAAGCACCGCCAAAGATTTCAATATCAATAGAAACCTTCCTTGTCAAATCGTTCAAAGATTCAAACTGATTCGGTTGTGCTATGAATTGGTCCGCTACTGGGTCTGCTTCATCACTCTTCCATCCGTTACCGATAATGTAGTTAACCTTTCCTTTTACAATAGCATTGTGCTTAGCACTCTTATTGTAAAGTGCCAAAAGGTAGTTAGGGTAATCGTTCTTTTCACCGAACTCAATATACCCCTTGCCCCTCTTTTCTCTATATTCGGGTTGCCTTGCCTCTTGGAAGTTTAATATTACTAAATCATTCATCTTGTTATGTATGTATTGTCAACCTCGTGTTGTGTGTACTCAAATGTGGTTGATGGTGATAATTTCATTATCCCTTCTTCAAGCAATCCAGTTGCTTTGGTATAATCTACATTGTAGGCACTCGCTTGTTCATAGACATAGTACAAATACTCCCCAATATGACCCAAACTAAAGTATTTCGGTACTTTAATACTGAACTTGTTGTACCTGTCCTTGTAAAGTGATACATCGGCAGCATTTAACAAAACAAAAGTAACCTCATCCCGTGTGGTCCTATTGACAAAACGAAATAGATAGTTCGGAGTAGTAAGTGTTTGCTTCTCCGTTAATGTTAGGTAAATGTACTCCGTTGCCCCTTGTGTCAGTTGTATCATTGTATCTAAATAGACAATCCCTTGACTTTTACCCAAAAAGAAAGGCATCCGATGTGGATGCCCTACTCAATTCTAAACCTTCCTATTTACGCAGTTAATCCTGCAATTATAGAACTTGTAACCTCGGGAGCAAGTGCTGGTTCATTGCCTGTGAAGGTCAATGTGTAACCATTCCTATCTCCGAAGGCAGTACCAGTTGCACCATTGCCACCAGTCAAATCAGCACCATTTACCTTACCAAGCAACCAATATTTGTCGTTACCATCCTGTACAACTGCAAGCAGGTTGTTCTTAGCAAGAAGGAGAATCTCGTTTCTTGTAGATGCTTGAAGTTTATTGAGGATGATTGACAATTCTTGTGCATAGAAAACAGTGCCGTTCTCAACAGAAGCGGTGATGTTTTCGGTAAGGGAAGAGGTTTGCTTAACAAGTTGATACTTGTAAAACACCTTTCCTGCTGACTTAGTGATGGCAGTAACAACACCTGATGCTTCGGTTATTGCAGTAACATCACCAAACGGAATGAACCATACCGCTTTGATGCCACCTATGGATTCTTTACAATCCAATACATATCCTTGTGTTAATGCACACGCCATAGTAATTAATTTTATAATGAAGGCAAGGGATGGAAACCACCCCTCACCTCATTGTTATTTAAACGAAGAACTTAACAATCTCATCAGGGAAGGCGAAGTTAACGCCCATCTTGAATTCTGCTACAAAGCGAACTTGGTCAGCTTCTTTAGCGTAGAAGATTTCAAACCTTTCCTCTTCATTCAGAAGGTCAGTTCCGATGAACAGGTTAGAGATACGCATTGCAACAATCTTACCGCTTCCGTTAAGACCTTGAACTGCGATAACCTTTACGTTTGTACCTGGGAGGTAAAACTCACTGTTTGCCTTACCATCAAATTGATAGTGATAAAGGTTAGAAGATTTCAACTTCACAGTGTAAGTACGGAAAACATCCATACCGCAGAAGATTGCGATATCATCCTTATCAACTACTTGGGCAGGGATTGCTTTGTAGATGTCATCAAAAATTCCAACTACATTAGTGTCAGTGATAGAAGTCTCAACAGAACCATGATATGCTACGCTATTAGCGTTTACTACTGCTGCACCTGCTGCGGTAATCAAAGTAGTGATACCATCAAATTTGTTCAAGTTTACATCAACACTTGCAGTTGTACCTCTCCAAAGAGTGTTCTCCAATTGTTGAGCAATCTTTTCAGATTTACGCTTAGAATACTCTTCAGAGTAAACCATTGAATCGTACATTGAACCAGCAGGAAGTGCTTTTTGCAAATACTTTGCTTCAAGGTCTTTCAAGCACAGTGCTTCGTTAACCTTAATTTTTCCAACTGTAACTGTACGCTGGGTGAAAGAAGTCAGACCTGATGCGTTGAATCCGCAAGATGAACCATCTTGGAAGATTGCATCGGTGTCCATAATGTTGATAGTCTCGGCAGATTTAACACCTACCATAACGTTACCTTGGTCCTTAATCAAGGATGCGGTTTTGCTGCCAAGTACAGAAGAACTAACAAGCAGTTGCTCGTTTTCTTTTGTATATGCTGCCAATGTTCCTACTGAAAAACTCATTTTATTTAATTTTTATTGTTTGAGAAATTTTTACTTAATTGATTTTGCGAAATCAAGGAAACGACTAATTTTATCTTCCTTTTTTTCTACATGAACATTAAACTTTTCTTTGGGTGCTTCGGTAGCATTTGCAGATGGTGTGCTTAAAAGTTGCACCAGCACATCTGAAATATCACTCATACCCTTACTAAACTTTGCTTCTTGTGATGCAAGTTTGGCATCGTATGCCATTTTGATTTCATCAAGTTGCTTTTGCATCTCTTCAATCTTCTTCTTCATCATGTCCTCTTCTTGCTTAGATTCAACAGAAATCTCAACCTCGGGAACTTCGGGAAGTTCAACTTCAGGAACTTTGATTTCAGTGATGATGCTATTCTCATCAAGAACCATAACAGAACCATCAGCGAGTTCGTGTTCACCAGCAGGGGCAGGAACTTCGTTGCCACCCTCATCTACCAGTGTAACCTTACCACCGATTTCGTACTTATCAATCATAACCTTTGCTCCGCTTTTGAGGACATATTCCGCAAAAGATTGGAGAGGTTCAGCAGATGCCACAGGCAGTTGACCTGCTTCTGTGAACATTTCTTTTATCATTTTTACTGCTTCTAAAGTTGTCATAATAACTTTTGGTAATAAATAGAAGGCATTTCCCAATGTACCATATACAAAAAAGGCAAGGTGTGGAAACACCCTGCCTAACCAAACGCTATGAAAAAAAGTCTACTTGACTTTAGATAGCACTTCAAGGACTTTTTCCCAAAGTTGCTCTATCTTTTTATCGCCTGTCTTTCTGTAATTAAACTGCCCCTCTACGGAGAATCCCCTTACATTTCCTGCCTTAATCTCTGCCCATACTTCGGGATTGTCTACCTTGAACGAACCGAACCAAGACCCATCAGGTACATCCTCAAACCCTTTCATCGGTTGGATTCCCCTAACCTTGTCGCTGATAAAAGATTCAAACATTGTAACCCCTTCAACGGATTGCCCCGAATCGTGCATAAGATTCACGTTTGCTTGATACCCCTTTTTAAAGTAACGTTGTGCAATCTTTTTTATTGTTTCCTTTGTGAACACTACATAATACTCACCATTGTGGTCATTGCGGTAGATAGGTGTATCTGCCAACATTAATGGACCGCTTATGATTTGTTGGTCCTCATCTTGGATGACAAAGGTCTGTTTGTCAAGTTTTTTGAGTTTATTACTCGCCCATTCAATCATGGAAGTACCTCCCCAAGCATCCCACATTAGACCTCCGCATCCTTTGGAATAGGGTACATCTTTATTTTGCTGATGTCTTTTAAATCCGCTAATCCTTGCAATAGTATCCCTTGTCAAAGGTTCACCCTTTGCGATTTGATTTGCACGAATCTTGCCAGTTGCTTCACCGCAATCACCCCATCCGTTTTTCTCTGCCCAATCTAATGCCCTTTGTGCATTATTCTTTGCACTTTCGGGATAGTCGGTGTAAGATTCTGCAAACTCATCTTCCGTAAATGCAAGGAACTGTCTTTCAATTGCTGGTCGGTCTACTAAACTAACCACATCTACCTCAACATCATCTTCAAGGTCATTGGTTATTTCTAAGTTGAAAATTGGTATATTCTTTTCCATTTTTGTATATTTTTTAAACTATTGTTACCCAAGTCGTGCTGCTCGGTTTATTCTTATTATTTTTTCCTGTTGGTTAGTGATATCGGATTCTACAACGTATGCCCTACCTGCTGCTGAACCCATTTGATTGATTGATTGTTGACTTAACGAAGTTACTGTATTTTGTATTGGTGCAGATGGTGAGATTGGTGCAGATGCGGATGATATTGATGGTATGCCACCGCCCTCTGCATTTCCCTTTCCTGTTGCAGATGGTATCTTGGTACTGATAATTTTTTTAACGTTTACCAATCCTGCTGCGATAGTCGCTGCTGCTGCCACAGGTCCAAAGATGCCACCTTGTGCAATCGCTTTAGATGCACCTTGATAAGTGTTAATGATTGCTTGTGTAACCGCTATTGCTTTACCTGCTACACTATTTTGGTCCACAAGTCCACCGATAATGGAAAGAGACTGTGAAGCAAGTGCTAACTGTGCATCAAACTTCTCTTGGTCCAACTTTTTTTCATAGTCGGTCAATGTTTTTTTAGCATCCGCTTGTTCTGTTGCACTTACAACAATTGCATTTGTTACACCCTTTGCAACAACTTGCGTTTGTACAAGTGCATCCTTACCTGCTGCAGTTACTCCTAAAATTTCTATTTTAGTTAGGTTTGCAGCAAGTTCTTTTTCTCTACGAATTAACGCTTCACCTTCTTCCCTTTCCTTTCTCGCTTTGTCTCTTTCCGCTTGTTTTGCTGCTGCATCTTTTGCTGCCTGTGCATTTCTATCTGCTATCCTTTTTTGCTCGGTAGCATCAAGGACCGCACTTTCAACCTTTAATTCCCTAAACCTTTTCGCCTCTTCTTCGGTAAGTTTGCCAGTTAGTTTTAACCTTTCACGAAGTGCG